AGACATTTTGGCTATGATTCGTAATCGTCCAAAGACAGCCTAAGTAACAACGGTTGAGGGTGCCGCAACACCCTCATTTTTTTGATATTGGAGAACATATGGCTATCAGCAAGCCTTTCGATGTCAGTAAGTTCCGTAAAAGCATTACGAAAAGTATTGATGGCATCAGCATTGGATTTACAGATCCAACAGACTGGATTAGCACGAACAACTACGCACTAAACTATCTCATCAGTGGAGACTTCCACAAGGGAATCCCAATGGGTAAGGTGACAGTATTTGCAGGTGAGTCCGGTGCAGGAAAGTCGTTTATCTGTTCAGGTAACATTGTTAAGAATGCACAAGACCAAGGCATTTTCGTTATCCTGATTGATACAGAGAACGCCCTAGATGAAGCATGGCTTCACGCACTAGGGGTAGACACAAGCGAAGAGAAGTTGCTGAAACTAAACATGGCAATGATCGACGATGTGGCTAAAATGATCACAGAGTTTGTAAAAGGTTACAAAGAAATTCCAGAGGAACAACGTCCAAAAGTTCTAATCGTATTGGACAGTCTGGGCATGTTGCTAACACCAACAGACGTTAACCAGTTCGAAGCAGGTGACTTGAAGGGTGATATGGGTCGTAAGCCTAAAGCTCTTACAGCATTGGTTCGTAACTGTGTAAACATGTTTGGTGAAATGAACATTGGTCTGGTTGCAACAAACCACACCTATGCTTCACAGGATATGTTTGATCCAGACGATAAGATCAGTGGCGGTCAAGGGTTCATTTACGCTTCTTCTATTGTAGTTGCAATGCGTAAACTGAAACTCAAAGAAGATGAAGACGGTAACAAGATTAGTGATGTTAAAGGTATTCGTGCAGCTTGCAAGATTATGAAGACACGCTATGCAAAACCGTTTGAATCGGTGCAAATCAAGATACCGTATTCTTCAGGAATGAATCCGTACTCTGGTCTAGTAGACCTGTTTGAAGGCAAAGGGCTTCTTGTTAAAGACGGCAATAGCCTGAAATACACTACGATGGATGGCACTATCATCAAGAAATTCCGCAAAGCATGGGAACGTAATGAAGATGAGTGTCTTGATATTGCTATGTTTGATTTCACCGAAAATCCACATAGAGCAGAATCTACTTCATCTGTTGGGGAAGAAGACGCAGAGTAATAGTATAGACGTACATAGCAGTTTGAGATAAATAAACATAAGGAGAACTGCTATGTACTACATATACGCATTAATGGATGTTAGGACAAATTTACCATTCTACATTGGTAAAGGACTAAAAGAAAATAATCGCCACGAAGATCACTTCAAAGAAACTCTTGAAAAGAACAGCAACAGACACAAAGCATTCAAAATAAATTATCTACGGGAAAGTGGATATGAAATCCCGGTTGATATTCTAGTTGACAACATAGAGATTGAAGACGAAGCTTATTTAATTGAGACTTCCTATATCAAGAAATATGGCAGAGCAAATATTGACCCAAACGGCATATTAACAAATATATGCGAAGACAATCGTCCGCCAAATCACAAAGGCAGGAAACAGAGCAAAGAGCATACTGCTAATCGCGTTAAGAGTTACATGGAAACGTGTGCAAAAGTTGGTCGTAAACCTCATACAGAAGAATCAAAAAGAAAGATGGCTCGCCCAGGTGAATCAAATCCTTTCTATGGCAAACATCACAGCGAAGAAAATAAACAAGCTCATTCAGAGAGAATGAAGGGAAACAAGAATAACAGTAAAGAATTCATTTTCACTTCACCAGAAGGGACGGACTACACAGTAGTAGGAGGATTTGATAAATTCTGTATAGAACATGATTTGAAAGTATCTACAATGGACAAGATGCTGAGAACAAATAAGATGCCTGCATATGGAAAATGCGTTGGGTGGAAAGTCAAGAGGAAAGAACAATGAATTTAGACCTGCTTAAATTCTACGTTTACGCCTACTTGAGAAAAGATGGCACACCGTATTATATTGGTAAAGGTTATGGTACTCGTGCATACGACGACCATATAACGCATAAACCGCCAAAAGATAGATCAAGAATTGTATTTCTTGAATCGAATTTAACCGAATTGGGTGCATTAGCACTTGAAAGACGTTATATTAAGTGGTACGGACGTAAAGACATAAGTACAGGAATACTTCATAATGAAACCGACGGCGGTGATGGAGTATCTGGCATGATACCCTGGAATAAAGGGAAGAAGACCGGGCCTTGGTCTGATGAAGCAAATCAACGTCGGTCTAGAACCTTAAAGGGAAGATCCAAGAATAAAGGCAAAGCGTCAAAGTTGAAGGGTAGAAAACGAGGTCCAATGTCTGAAATACAAAAAGAAAAAATTCGACAAGGATGTATCGGTAAAAATGTAGGCAAAGTCCGTCCAGAATCCGCTAGATTAGCACACTCTGCTAAGATGAGAGGGAAGAAGATCAATAACAAAGAAAATATTAAAGGCAAGACGTGGGAAGAAATATACGGAATTGAAGAAGCAGCAAACCGTCGAATAAAAGCAGCACAAAGAAAACAGGAAAGAACAATGATGAAAATGAAGGAGAAACAATAATGGAACTAGATGTTCTCATCGAAACCTACACAATCCTAAAGCAATATATCCCTGCTAAGGATCGACAGGAAGCAGCAGACAATCTAATGTCGGTAATGGTGGACTTGCTTGCTGATCACGACCTTAAAGAATTTGGCGCAACTGATGGCGCTTTGTCTCGTGCGCTTAAAGAATACATGCACGAAGATGAATTTGAAGCTTCCGAAGACGACGAACACGACCCTTGGTAAACAATTATGTGGTACAATAAAGTTGTACGAGATCTTAGCGAGATTCCTGCTTTCATTGATTACTATGAGCAGGAATTAAACGCCGCTAAGGGCGAAATAAAGATTCGCGGCATAGTTGAAAAAGAACTAAGCAACCTACCTGGCTTGACAGAGCAACGTTTTAACCAGCTGCAAGAAATTGAAGCAGTGCTTGAGTTCCTTAATATTCAACTACGCAAGATACGACAAAAGCATTACAAGAAGTTTCTTGAAAGTTACAATAGAGCGTTAACAAGCAGAGATGCTGAAAAGTATGCAGAAGCTGAAGACGAAGTTATTGATATGGAAACAATCATTAACGAAGTTGCGCTATTGCGTAATAAGTGGCTCGGGGTAATGAAGGGCATCGAATCTAAGAACTTCATGCTCGGACACGTTGTTAGACTCCGCACTGCGGGAATGGAAGACATTGTAGTATGATTGACTGGAAAGCATACGCCGAATTCCTGCTTGAGGAATTTGACCTATGCATTAAGGCTAAGCCTATGCATGATGCAATTAACGTGCAACTTGAAAAAGATGCAGTTGCTAAGGTTGCCTACCGTTTAAACAATATCAGGGCGTGGGGCACAGACACAGAAATAGAACAAGTCTGCTTAGAATTCTCCCCTAAATTAGATGAACTTAAAAAGAAACTTGTCTTCAACATCCTACGCAACAGTTTGAGATAAATACTTTACCATGCGCGAACTACTTAATATTTTTGAAGACAAAACAATAAATCCCAAGGAATTGGAAGCATTCAAGTCTGTTATTGCGAGCAAGATTAAGCAACTTCCAGCTGACGATGCAACTAACAAAACTCTCAAAGAAATTGAAGAACTACTACAGCACGTTCATGCTGGTGGTAGAATGGGTATGATTAAGGGCGAACTTACCGCTATTAATGACCCAGCAATTAGCGCCGCACAAAAACGTCTAGCACAATATATCGCTAGTATGGAAGTTTCCCCAAAAGATCGCGCAGAATTATTCAAGCTGTGGAAAGCTGACAAAATAGTTAAGATTGATAAACTATTGTCAAAGGACAAAGTAACATTCAAAGACATCTTTGAAAAGTATGGTGTAAACCAAGCTATAACAGAGTTAGTGGATGACGTTATGTCTGAAGCAGCTCTTGGCCAAGGTAAGGGTGAGTTTGGTCTAAACGTGTTAAGCAAGAGCGTATCTAAGGCCGGTGGACTTGGCGAGTATTCAAGCTCGGAAGACGAAGAAGTTCCTGAAGAGCAAAAAGGCAAGGGCGACCTTATTATCAAGCAAGGTGGTAAGTGGCGCAAGGTTGAATGTAAAACAACACACGGTGGTGCAGCACGTTTTAGTGACCAAGAAGTTCGCCCTGCAGAAGGATATGAAGCAGCCGCAGCAAATCTAAACAGGTTTGTTGAAAGCTACAAAGGAACAGATGTCTATGCAGCCGCATTGCCAAAAGGTCTTGCAAAAGGCTATGGACTAAACTTCCGTTCAGCAGTCGAGTTTTATAGTTTGCTTCCTGCTAAAGACAAAACAAAATTTCTAGACATGGTTAACACTGTA